CCTCGTTCTCAAAGACATTTTTTATTTTATTAAAGAGTTTATTTCTTAACTCTGTATTCATTCTTATTTTAGTCATTGTACCTTTCTGGTTATTATTTTTATTTTGCATTTAATTGTTTTATTACTTGACAATAGGATAGTCAAGCATTATATATGATTTATGTTTTTTATTTGTTTATGTTAAGATAAAAAATTAGATTTGGGGTGTATCATAACCATCACCCCAAGTTGACACTCTAAACAAGTGGGGTTAATAGCAAATATGTCATTAAAGAGATATCCGATAATTTGCTACTGATCCCTGGTTTCTTCCATATACTAGCTTAACCATGGAGGCGGGAGGAACCTGGGATCAGTCATTATTGACTGTGAAGATAAACACTATAACACGGTGGGTGCGTAAGGGATCCCCGAATGCCAACTGAAACATACTGCGTTGGCCCCCCGCGTAGCATAGTGACTGATCATTATTTGCTGGACCATTTTATATGAGCCCTGCCTAGGCGGTAAACAATTGTCACCGGGCTCTTCACTGGGATGGTCCTGCTAATAATAGCTTCAAGCGCCAAGCTTCAAGCAGCAAGCAACGCTTGACAGCTGGTGTAGGATATGATAGGATGTATTTAGAAAGGAATAAACTATGAAACTATATGATCAAGGTGAACAATTAAAAAGAATAGCGGATGCGCTGGACACTATCATCAAAATGGTGAAAGAGGACCAGGAGAGATCTAGAAAATACATGGAAGAGCCTAAGCCGGATCTTCCTGACGACGTCCCCTTTGCGGGGCGGCTGTAGTGAGTAGACAACCCGGGCCAGCAATGGCCCGCGTTTACCTGCAGCACTGGCGCTGGCTCATGGATCAGGGCCCGAGCTACAAGCACCAAGCAGCAAGCTGCAAGCGACAAGCCGCAAGCTTGACAAGATTAAATTATAATGTTATAGTATCCTACAAACTAAAGGAGAAAGAATTATGTTAATAAAAGACGCGTTAAAAATTACAGACTCATTTACAAAAACAAGCAAGATGCCCGGCCTGAGCTACTCACTTCCAGCATGGGCATGTCAAACTGGGTCGAAGCTCAGGAAGGTTAAGACTTCACCGTGTTACGGCTGTTATGCATTAAAAGGAAATTACACCAGGTACCCTGCAATCAGGGAGGCCCAGTATCGAAGGCTGGACGCCATCAGTCACCCGCTATGGGTCGAAGCGATGGCCGCTGTCATTAAACGCCAGAAGTGGTTCAGGTGGCATGACGCTGGAGATGTACAGAGTCATGAACATATGGCAAAAATTATAGAAGTGTGTAAGCTCACACCTGACACCAAACACTGGATGCCAACACAAGAGCGACAGTATTTGCCAGCTCCTGAAGAGGTTCCTGACAATTTAATAATTAGATTATCCGCTGCGAAGGTAGACGGGACCGCTGGCAACGCCTGGACTCACAGCTCGACAGTTGTAACCGATGGAAGCCCCAGCTGCCCGGCGCCTACTCAGGGCGGCAAGTGCAGAGATTGCAGAGCTTGCTGGAACAAGGATATTAAAAATATTAGTTATGGTAAACACTAGAAAAAAATTTGGAGGAAACGAGTTAGCGCTGGCCGGCGCTGTTAAAGAAGACCTGGCATGTTCAGGCAGCTCACCTCTAAATAAATCGGATCAGGTCATTAGCTTAAGAGCTCACGACGGTGAGTGCGAGCGTGCATCCTGGTCCGGGCCACAAGCCTCAAGCTCCAAGCGTCAAGCTTTCGAACCAACCTGTTCAAGCATCAAGCGACAAGCATCAAGCCCCAAGCAGCAAGCTTCAAGCTCCAAGCCACAAGCAGCAAGCTCTCTGATTCTATAACCACGGTACATGGATATTGGAGAAGTATTAGGGGTGCAAGGACCAAGGGTCTTTGCTAAGATAAATGTATTGGTAGGATGTTTCACGTGGAACGCAATTTGGTGTGGCGAGAATCTAAGTTTTTTACTTTTCGTTACCTTAAGTTCTATAGTACAAAAGTGCCCAGAAGTATTATAGACCAATAGATCAGGAGTACCAAGTAAGCTACTGTTTTCAATCCGAACAAAGGAAAACTCCGGTAACTTTCTTTTAATTTCTTTGTAAAATTTTGCCTCTGGCCCCATGTGGTTATTGAGGTAATTACCCCACGCATTACGCGCCCGGCGTACGCAGATTTCCCGGTAAAACTATGTTAGATGCTTCCGCTGTTTTTAAAACAAGACGGTGAGATTGATGGTTTTTGTGTAACCCAAATATAGTTTGACTGTTCTCTTGTACTTCCATTTTTTTAATTTCATGTAGTTGACCATTCACTTCAACGTAAAGTACAGCATCACTAACAGCATTGCCTTGCATGGTGCCTGCCTTATTACTAGCGGTAAAAGTAGAAAGGAATTCTTGTAGGTCTCTTACTCTCATTTTTTATTTTCCGCAACAAGTCTTTCAATTTCTTGTTCTAATTGTTTGATGATGGCAATCTGTTCAATAATTTTAGCACCCATTTCATCTATAATTTTTTTAGTTCCTGACAATAAATTCTCTGTTTTAATCCACTCTGATTCTTTTTGTTTCCATTTCCATATTTCTTTTTGATGTAATTCAATTAACAAAGATAAATCTCCCGGACCTTTGTCTTCTTTGTAATTAGGATCAATAGTAATTTTACTTTCATTTTCGTGTGTCATATCTTCTCCATGTTCTTTCAAATGTGTATATGTACGCTTATCTTTCATACCTTGACTTTATAGGACTATTACCTTAAAAAGTCAACATGGGAGTTCCTAAAAGATTAACAGAAATGCAAAAAAGATTTGCCGAGTATTTAATATTTGGCGGACCAGAAGGACCAGTATCAAAGTCTGAAGCAGCGGAGCTGGCAGGCTATTCACCAAAACGTTCACGTGTTGAAGGTAGTGAGTTAACCAACCCAAGACTGTCACCATTAGTAGTACAATACATTGGTAAGCTACAAGACGAACGATTACAAAAACATGAAGTTAGTTATTCAAAACACATAGCTGAGCTTGATAGAATTAAACAGGCAGCTTTGAAAAAAGGCTCATTCTCTTCTGCGGTTAATGCGGAAGTAAGTAGAGGAAAAGCGGCAGGATTATATATAGACAGAAAAATAATAAAAACAGGCAAACTAGAGGAGATGTCAGAAGAACAACTAGAAGCCAAAATGAAACAAATTTTAAACGATTACGAACCTCTTTTGAATATGAAGACTGTCGAAGGAGAGTCACAAGATATTAATGAATCTTCGTTATCTTCTTCACACAAGAAGTTGGAAACACAGACCTCTCAGAAAAAGTAATAGAACCATCATCATCAACATCATAACCGGCAAAGATTCTAACAGTATCATCATCTTTACTAAACAACCAACCTTCACTTACGGGTGTTGCTAGTTTCATATTCTTAAACTCACGCTCGCTGCCCCAGCCGCCTTCAGTGATGATGTCAATCCAATCTATACGTACACGCTTGTATGGAAATTTAACCTGTTGCTTTACAGTCTTAGGTTTCTCGTAGCTGTCAATTCTTCTAGATTTTTTTCTGGATTTCATATTCTGTATATGTATCTAAAAAAAATCAGTTTTTCCAGAATTTTGTATCGCGCGCGCATAGGCAAACTAAGATATTGCCATAGGTGACAAAATAATCTGTCACATGACACTTTTTTAAACAACATTTTGGCGTACTTTATTGTTGTATACCAACACTAATAGCTCAAAGTGACAGAATGACATTATTTCTATAGTAGTTTTTATTTTTTTTTTTATTTTTTTTACCATACATATACACTGTCATTATGGTGTGGTATTTGTGCAACACATTGTGGCAAAATTATTACAATACAGTAGTTTCTGCCTTATTTTTGACATAATATTTCCTCATTACGGCCACTTTATCCTCAGCTTCAGCAATAATTAGTAACAGTTTGTCAACCTCACCGGTGATATCGATGTGTTCTGGTATTATTATATTATTCTCATTAAACGATTGTATCTTGTACAATGCGTCCTCTATATTTGCTTCGTATCTCTTTAGAAGCGTTCTAAACAACATTTCGTTCATTTTGTTTTCCTTTCTTTTTGTTTAAATGATCTATGAGGCTATGTTTATATAAAATTAAATCGTGTATAGACTCATCATCATCTTTAACTTCATTAGCATCAAAAATTATTGGACAATTATCAAAACCCCCATCCTCATCAACACAGTCATCTGTTAAAGTACATGCG